AAGAATAGGCGAGACTGCCTTACATTGAATTGGACTTGGCTTTTCGAAGCCATAGGCATAGATACCTCTAAGAATAGAAGGATCTATATCTAATTCATCCCAATTTTCGATAGCTCCAGAACTTGCATCATTGGTTTCTATATCATCATTTATAACGGTATTATTAGCGCTTTGTGGGGGTGTTTGATCTGTCATAATCGTATAATAACTATTTAGCAGACTTTAAGTTCATTACAGTGTGATTCTATATATTATTTTACGCGAAAATTGATTTAGAAATCACACAATGATATATTGTAGGAAATATGACAACAGCAGCAGTACAGATGCCTATTACTCACAAGTATACTCTTGGACAATTTGAAGATATTATTTGTAATGGTATAGACTATCAGTTACCTGATGAAATTAGGCAAAAGATTCAAGAAATTGCAGATCAAGTAGGTGCACCTGAATATGTTAGGACACCTCAATTTGTTCGCAAGGATCGTGGAGGCCGCGGACGAGGCAATGGAGGTCGAAGAAATAGAAGAAAAGCACAAGAAGTAAGTGATGAAGATTGGGAGGCAATTAGAACATTTGAAGCTACACAGCGAGACACTCGTGAAGGCATTGATGCTTCTATTGATCTTATCAGAAAAGCATTGAATAAAATTACAGATAAAACGTATGATAGTTTATATCCGCAGATAGTTCTAGAAATGGATAAGGTAGTCGAAGCAAGCTCAACGGTTGAGTCTGGGGAAGAAGATATGGAAAAGTTGAGCAATCGAATCTTCTCAATTGTTAGTGAAACAGCATTCTATTCAGATATGTATGCTAAATTGTATTATGAGCTAGTGGAAAAATATCATTGGCTAAGGCCTGTTCTAGATAAAACTTTTGATGAATATCTTGGTAGCACAAAAACAATTGTATATTGTAGTCCAGATGAAGACTATGATGCATTTTGCAGAAACAATAAAGAAAATACACGAAGACAAGCTATTGGTAAGTTCTTTGTTAATATCAGTCGTCATGAGTGTTTGGATCCGTCTGCTGTGGCTGACATGATTGAAGAGATTCAAGATTATATGATGAGTATTTACAAAGATGAAGGCAAAGCCGAAATTGTTGATGAACTTTCAGAAATTGTAGGAGGAATGATAGTTGCTGGTCATGAGGATGTGCTGTCTCAAACTGATAATTGGCATAGTATTACACAAAATGTCAAAGAAATGTCTAGTCTTAAGGCTCGCGATTTTGCATCTCTTAGTAACAAAGCTGTATTCAAACATATGGATATTATGGACGTTATTTCGTAAATTAAGTTAAACAATCAACTAGTTATATCATAAGGAATGGAACATTTTCTTTATGATATTGTGGATAAAGAAACGTCTGTAGAGCAAACTGATGCTGAAACGATAATAAACTCTTTTAAAGATAGCCCAACTCCAGATAAAGATGATGAATCTTGTAATAATGATGCTATAAGTAGCAGAACAGCTTTAGTTATGTCATATGATCTTAATTTTACTTCGGCTCAATTAACGAAGATTTTGGAGTATTATGATATTGCTGTTAGAAAAATGAAAAAAATGGATAAGGCAGAAGCAATTGCTGATTTTGAATTAGCCGAAGAAAATACAGTAATTGTAGAAAAAAGAAAAAGATACTGGCAATGGATTGATGAATTATCTCACGATGAGTATTTTAAAAAATATATAGCTGTTAAGTTATAAAAGTTGGGTTAAAAATATATCATTAGACTATATACTTGATGGTTAAATCAAATCTAGTAAAGTCTGTTAATTATCCTGAAATTAGAACACTGGATGAAGAAGATAAAAACCATGATGCAGATATGTATGAGCTACAGATTCAAGGTGTTGATTGTATTATTGCACTAGGAACAGCAAAGTTTGCATTTATAGATCAAGATGTAGTTTATTACCCAGTATATTTAATTAAAAATGATAGAGTTGATAGTCAAATTGGTTTATACGAAATTATGAAAAATAAACAAGTAAGCGTATTAGATGAAGATGGTGATATTGACATTGATCGATTAGGACCTTTATTATTGTATTCTTATGTAAACTCCGAATACTTAAAAGAACAGGAAGAGCCAGCACCGAAAATTGTTCCTCCAACACAAGATGCTGATGGTGCACCAGATGATGAAGAAGAGGAGGAAGACGAAGAAGAGGAGGAAGACGAAGAAGAGGAGGAAGAGGATGATGAAGAAGAAGAGGATGATGAAGAAGGAGAAGAAAAAACATTTTCGCCATTAAAAGGTCAAGATGCTGAACAAGCAATAAAGGAAAGAAAAGCTTATATTAAAACAAAAAATGAGCCTTGGGTTCAAACATTTATGACAAATAAGAATTATAGTATTCAAGATAATGAAGGTGGTGGTGATTGTCTTTTCGCAAGTATTCGCGATGGATTATCTCGTGTTGGAATTAATACTACTGTAGCAGCATTAAGAGATCAGCTTGCGGAAGAAGCAACACAAGAAGTATTTGAAGGATATAGAGTTATGTATGAAGCAACACAAGCTGAAATTGCTGCAGTAGATGCTGATATGAAAGCAATGGCTAAAGAGTTCAAAGAAATAACCAAACGTGGAAAGCAAACAAGAGATAGAGACGTTTTAAAGGAATTAACCGAACAAGCAAACCAAATAAAGGCAAATCATACGAGAGCAAAACGTGAAAAACGAAATGCAAAGCTTCTTGCTGCAGAGTATGCATTTATGAAAGGTGTTACTGATCTAGACAAGTTTAAAGCTGTTGTTAGAACTTGTAACTTCTGGGGTGAAACATGGGCAATATCTACACTAGAAAGAGTTCTTAATATTAAATTAATTATTTTCAGCAGAGAAGCTTTCAGGGATAAAGATTTGGATAATGTTTTATTGTGTGGTCAACTAAATGATGCTATATTAGAAGAAAATGGGATCTTTACACCAAGATATTATATTATGGTAGAATATTTGGGTGCTCACTATACCCTCGTAACTTACAAAGATAGAGGAGCTTTTTCATTTAATGAAATCCCATATGATCTTAAAGTAAAAATTGTTGAAAGATGCTTAGAGAAAGCAGCTGGACCATTCTATATTATTCCAGAGTTCAGAACATTTATGGAAAGTATGCACGTTGAACCACCATTACCACAAGATGATGACATGCCACAAGGAGATGTTACATCTGATCTTTTTGATGAAAATATAGTTTTCCAATTTTACTCTAAATCTGCAAATGCTCCAAGACCAGGAAAGGGTTCTGGAGAGAAGATACCTCCGGAAGACGAATTAAAGTTTGGTGAGCTAGCAACAATTCCTGAGTGGAGAAGAAAATTATCAAACTTCTGGGTAGCTCCATTTGAGCTGGATGGACATAGATGGAGTTCTGTTGAACATTATTATCAGGCATCTAAGTTCAAGGAAAATAATCCACAATTTTACTTGCAATTTACACTAGATGCAAATCCACAAGGCGAGTTAGCAAAAGATCCAGTTCTTGCAAAAGCAGCCGGCGGAAAAACTGGCAAGTTTAAAGGTAAACGTGTTCGTGAAGCAGATATCGTTATAGATCCTAATTTTTTCAATGGCCGTCATAAGTCTGAGATGAAGGCGGCACAGATGGCCAAGTTCAGTCAAAATGCAGAACTAAGAGAAATGCTATTAGCTACAAAGATGGCGAAACTGCAACATTTTGTTAGAGCAAGTCCACCAGTTGTTTTTATGGACTTGATGGAAGTTAGAAGAGAACTTATAAAGTCTTCAAAATAAATTGAATTGCAAGTTTAAAGATTGAATAAGATTAATATGCATAATGAAAGTATTAGTTACTGGCGGGACTGGTCTGGTTGGATCAGCTTTGAATGAAGTTCGTGATAAAAGTGACGAAGTAGAATGGATATTTTTATCATCTCGAGATTGTGATTTACGAGACGCAAATGCTGTAGATGCATTATTTGAAAAAGAAAAACCTGATGTAGTTATACACTTAGCTGCACATGTGGGCGGATTATTTAAAAATCTGCGTGAAAAAGCCACTATGTATGAAAATAATATACTAATCAACACTAATGTTTTACGATGTTGTTCAAAATATGATGTGCAAAAAACAGTAAGTTGTTTATCAACATGTATATTTCCTGATAAAGTAGGTATATATCCAATAAATGAATTGTGCTTGCATTGTGGGCCTCCACATCAATCAAATGAAGGCTATGCTTATGCAAAAAGGATGTTAGATGTGCAAAGTAGAATGTATCGTAATCAATTTGATCAAAAGTTTGTAACTGTAATTCCTACGAATATTTATGGAAAACATGATAATTTTAACTTAGAAGATGCACATGTAGTACCTGCACTAATTCATAAGTGTTATTTGGCAAGTAAATCGGGAGAGAATGTAATTGTTAAAGGAACTGGTAAACCATTAAGACAATTTATTTATGCAAATGATCTTGCTAAGTTAATAATATGGGTTATAGATAATTATGATGATTCAGAACCAATTATCTTATCGCCAGATGAAAGTGGTGAAATATCAATTAAAGAAGTAGCGGAAACAATAGCAGATCGATTTGGTATAAAAGACAAGATTCAATATCTTATGACATGTTCGGATGGTCAATTTAAAAAAACAGCAGATAACTCGAAATTAAAACGATTATTTTGGAAAACTAGTGGTGAATTAAAGTTTGTAAACTTTAAGGATGGGATAGATGAGACAGTTAACTGGTTTATAGAAAACTATCAAAATGCTAGAACATAAAAAGATAATGTATATTATCAATATACATTATGGATTATGATCCAGAGTATAAGCCTATAATAGATTTTATACTAGAAAAACTGAGTGGTGGTAACTTTCCAGAGTATTCTAAGAGAGATATTTCCTTGATGACAAAGTTATATAATGAGATATCAGTTGGTCTTGTAACAGCTCGTGGAATAAAGTCTAGAGGGGATATGTTGAAAACTATTGTAACAGGTAGTCAAATGACAATTCCTTCTCCAAGTAGATTTTTATCAGATACAGTAAGACAAGATATAGTTGATCATCAAATAAAACAGTATGTTTACAAGTATAAATTAGGTGATAGAAATATCAAAATAGTTTTTGGATTATTGAGGTCCAGTGTAATAAGTGATCCAGAATTAGATCTTGCAGCTCAAAAAGTATGTTCGTGGTTAGCTGTATGTGCGAAATATGCAAAAGCAAGATGTGGTCAAAAACAGCATATCTATATATATTTAGGTAGTCATAAAAAGAGATTTCCAC